CACCCAACACGATGGCAGGTGTGTTCTCTCACCTCGTTAACCGTGAGCCATCAAGCGACGAGATCGGGTTCGTCAAGGCGTTGACTGAAGAGATGATCGCTAATGGCGGCGCTGCTGGTCAGGAATTTGCTGAGCGCGCTGAGCGTGTGGCCAAGCGCATGGAGGCGGAGCTTAAGCGCCTGACTGCAACGGGCGTGAAGTCTGGCTATTACGAAACCAAGGAAGGCTTCAACAAGCTGATGAAGGCAGTCGATGGTATCAACGACTTCGTGGATCTTGTTCCGCGCGTCGCTGCCTATCGTGCGCTCACAGAGGCAGGCCTCACACCGGAGCAGGCAGCGCCTATCGCACTGCGTAGCACGCTCGATCTGACCAAGATGGGTCGCTTCGGGCGCATCATTGATGGCATCTTCTGGTGGACAACCCCGTCCTTGACCAACCTTACGCGCAAGGTGACCAGCCTCGACAGCTCGACCTATCGCAAGATGCTTGTTGCGCAGCTTGGTATTGGCTTTGCCCTCGGCATGCTGAACGTCATGAACGCGCCTGACAGCGATGGCGATGGCGAGGATGACTATAGCCAGATGCCCGAGTGGCGGAAGCTTGCGTTCTTGCACGTCTATTACAGCCCGGATGAGAAGCCGCTCACGCTACCGATTGGCTTCCTGTTTGTGTTCGAGCGGTACGTTGGCGGCAAGATGGCTGAGGTTCTGGCCGGTAAGGTATCTGATGCCAAGGCTTCCGTCGACATCCTGACGGCATCCCAGCAGATTGGTGCCGGGTTCCTGTCGTCTCTGTCGCCTGTCATCCGCAGCACTGAGGCGCGCACTCTGGCTCCGACCAGCGTCGCTCCGATGTACGACCTGCTGATCAACGAGAGCTTCTTCAAGTCGCCCATCTACAACGAGCCATTCGACGAGAGCGTTGCTCAGGCGTCACGCACTAAACCGTCGACGCCTGAAATCTATAAGAAGATTGCTCAAGGTCTTCAGGAAATGACTGGCGGGTATGGCCGGGTGAAGGGTGATATCGATGTGTCACCTGATCAGCTTAAATACTTCGTCGATCAGTATACTGGCGGCGTTGGGCGTCTGGTTGGCGGGGCCGTTGAAGGTGATATCGAAGCGGTGAAGAAGCTTAACCCGTTCTATTTCGATCCGAAGCTGATCGAGTACGCTCCAATGGGAAGGTTCTATGAGAACCAGCCAGACATGAAGAGGGCCATCGACGCACAGAAACTAGCGGATGAAGGTGACGATTCCGAGAAAGTGTTCATGGAGAACACGAAGCCTGTGGCTATCGACTCCACTGTCATTGAAGCTTACAAGACGGCTGACAAGGAACTTAAAGAGCTGCGCAAGGATGCCAATGAAATGGATCCTGATGAATACCGGAGCAAGCAGCTCGAAATTATGAGTACGTTTAACGAGAAATACAACGACGTGAAGCGGCGGGAGCAATAAGCCCCCGCCCACCCCTCCGTCAAAAAGGTACGTCGTCCTGAAGGTCGCGCGGCTGCGGCTGGAAGGCATTGGCCTTCTGTTGTGAGTGCTGCTGCTGCGCAGAGCTGGGCTGATTACCGTCAGCCTTCGGCTCATACAGGGACACGATTATGCTTTCGCGGCCATCATTGCCACCGACGCCGGCAGGATTGAACGTGCGGTCAAGCAGGATGTATGGGCCGTTCTGCCCTTCCATCATGACGCCGACGTTCTTGAACCGTCCCTTGGTCTGTCCCTGTCCGTCCGTGTATTCGCCGACCTTAACGACGAGATCATACTTCTTAGCCATTTACTTTCTCCTTATTTCAACAGGTCTTTGAGGGGCTTGAGCGCACGGGGTGCCATCATCTCAGCCTCGTCAATCATATCCGCGTGCATCGCCTTCCACTCTGCGCGCTGCGCTTCTGTGAGATCCGACACAGCTTCATAGGCAGCATAGGACCATGTGTCCCAGTCGACCACGCCATCATTGTCCTCGACCGGGTGCAAGAGCGTGACCTCTGGCGTAGGTTCTGCTTCAACCTCTGGCTCAGGCTCAGGCGCTACCTTGCGGGCAACCTTCTGCTCAAGCACGCTGACCTGCTTCTCGGCACGGTGCATGGTGGGCTCAGGCGCTACGTCCGTGATGTCGCCCACGTCACCGACCAGATCGTCAGCGTCGACGATGCCGTCAGCTTCGTTGTCAGCCATGACTGCGCGCTGCGCTTCGGTCGAGAGCGGCATGTACTTGCTGGCCCGGCGGACTACAGTCTTGCGCCACATCTCAGCCTCGTCCGTCTTCCAAGGGCCGACGATGTTACCGTCCTTGGTCTTGGCAGAGGAGCGATCACGGATGGCAAGGATCTCTTCCTTGTTCATGATCTCGAACTGCGTCTCGCCGTTCTTCAGCTTCCACACACAGTACGCGCCGACCATATCGCCACGATTGGACAGGCCATGCTTGTGGATGATGCGCGGCTCGATGCCTTCCTCGACCTCGAACGTGTCATTGGAATAGACCAGACGGCTCTCGATCTTCAGCACGTCACCGCCTTGCAGGGCCAGCTTCATCAGGCCTTTGTAGCGTGGGCGGAACTGCGCTTCGTTGCGCTTGGTCTTGCCGTTCCAGACCTTGAGGATGTCGGCTTCGGCCATGTTCTTGTTGAGCGACAGGCCCAGTTCGGCTGCACTCAGGCACGCCTTGAGCAGCGAGCCACGATCACACTCGAGCAGATCGATGTTGTCTGCGACAGCCGCAACCACGATGGCTTGGAACTTATCGACGGACATGGTGCTGGGCAGCAGCTTGCGGAGGTGGTCCTCACGCGCCGTCAGCTCCTGCTTGAAGCGGTCCATCGGCTTGATGGGGGTGACCGCGTTACTTGTTTGCATTGCGAATTTCCTCTTCGAGATCTTCAATCATCAGTTCAATCGCACGCTCGAGTGATGAGCGAAGCGACGGCTTCAATGGGTGGCGTGCGGCAACAGAGCGGAGCTGGTTGAGCAGCTCCTTGTTGACCCGGGTCATGACCAGCTCTTTCATTAGCTGATGACAACCCGGGTATAACCCGAGCGCTTTCCTGTTACGGTTCCGACCATGTCCTGCGTGATCACCTTACCGGGATTGTCAGCGACGGTGCTGATCGACATCTTATATTCGCCGCACTTGACTGACGCTTTGTCCTTGGACGTGTTCACAAGCTCGAGCTTCTCCCGCACCTTGACCATGATCAGCGCCTTGGCTTCGTCAGCGCGGGCGATAGCTTTCTTCTCATCTTCCTTGGCCAGCTTATAGTCTTGGAAGAGCAGGGCATCGCTGTCGTCGAGGACAATGTCGCTCTTGGGCAACGTGCCCATCAGCTTGGTTAGGGCGGACACATCCTTCTCGAAGTCAATCGCAGGCTCTTCACCCTTGACGATGCTGTCCCAGAACGCAGTGATCTCAGCCTTGATGGCGTCGATGATGTTGTCATTGCGTGGGATCTTCATGCGGCGCGGCTCGTCATCGATCAGTGCGACCAGCCATGCGTGATCGGATGACGTGCAAGCGAGCTGGTGCTGCACCTGAAGGATGTAATTCTCGGGGGCCTCGAGGATCTCGTCGCCGCTGTAATGCCAGCCGTGACCGCGAGCAGACCACTTGATCTCCACTGGTGCGCCGTCCGCTGTGATGTAATCGAACGATGCACCCATGCCCGGGCAGTCATCGACCGTGAAATAGTCGGTGACCTTAGAGATGTTCATCGACCAGCGATGCGCCGCCCAGTTGGCGATGCCGCTCTCGAGGAACGTGCCGGCCTGCACAGCTTTGTTGTCCGACAGATCTTCAGGGGCGATCTTACCTGTCTTCTCCATCCACAATTGCCAGCGTGATGTGAAGGGCGACAGCCCAAACAGGGCGGCCACGTCACTACCGCCGATGTGTTTGGCGCGCAGTTCGTGCCAGTGCGCTTCGTCACGCACAGTAATAATTGCCATGTTGTATACCTCCGGTCTTTATGTTGTCTGCTAAATGTATACCACTAGGGCTGGATGTCAAGCCCACGATAAACATCCTCCACTGAACGGGCTAGAATGTAGATCCCGCCGCGCTTTTCCCACGCATTTTGCCATGCCACCTGCGCCGTGCGCTGCTTGCCCTTGTCGGTCTTCACCTCAATGGCGAACGCTCGACCCGGGTGCATCACACCCAGCAAGTCAGGCGTTCCCTCTGGTGCTGACTGAATGACACGTGGGCCACCATCTATTGGGCGGAACTTACCGACGTTGATGCGGAAGAGCATGATGTCATCCCTCTGGCCCAGCGCCAGCCTGATCTCCTGTTGTATCTTTGCTTCGCTCATCGCCGACCCTCCCCTTTATCTGGCGTTTTGAGTACTCAATCCCGCTGCGCCGTTCGTATTCATCCATCGACCTGACGGTACCAAGGCCATACGCTCCGCCTGTTTTCCTGTCGAACACAAGCTCCCGTAATCTCTTGTCGCTTCTCTCTGTCAGCTCTGGCCATTTGGTCTTGCGCTTGGAGTCAATCGACTCATGCCAGTGGTGGTTTACATAGTCCTCACCGTTCTCTTTGTAGAGGTGATAGAGCGGGATGAACGTGTCTCTTACATGGAATATATCCCAGCCGTGCGTGAAGGCGCGCACTGAGATGTTCTGCTCTTCCCCTTCAAAGTACATCCGATAGTCGTAAGGTATCTCTTCCACGAAGTTACCCGGCGCAAAGACAAAACCTCCAGCGATGTGATATCCGATGCACATTACCGGGCCTTTGACATAGACAGAGCCGAAGCCAAACGACGCCTTCTCATCTCTCGGATTGGCGTCTGGCAGCGGGCGCAGTACGAACACGGCATCATGAACCACGCCGTTCTTGAATGGCTTGCCCTCATCAGTGAATGAAAAGGGTGGGGGATAGGTGCTGATGATGGGTTTGCGTGACTTCTTCTCGGCTGCATCCATCAGGCGCAGGAGCTTCATGTCCCAGCCCTTGTCGAACCATGTGTGCGAATCGATCTGAAGGAAGTAATCCTCCCCCATGTACAGCGTATTGCAGACGCTGCGTGCCCACGACGCTCCTCGAGATTCGACAGGGTCTATCTGTAAGTACCTGACATTGCTGTCATAATTCTTCTTCGATAGCCAACCTCTGGTGTACATATGGCTCTGATCAAATAGGCCAACGAATATACGCTCCGGTTTGCTGGCGCGCGTGAACATGCTGTCGAGCGTGAACTGGAGCAGCGGCTCCATATAGGCAGCTACTGAAACAAATATCGTTGGCTCTTCACTCATTGTATTGTCTCATTTGGTAGGCGCTCCATGCATGCATCCATGAAATCCATAGCCACGCGGACTGCGCTT